CCGGCGAAAATGGCGTAGTCAGTTTCCATGCGAGCGAGCTGGCTTCCGAACTATCTTCACTCGAAAAGATCGCGGCGCAAGTAGACGCGGGAAATTCTCTCGAAGACCAAAAGGCAGTTCAGAACCTTGTGTGGGGCCTGCCGTTCGAGAACAATGTTGAAATCGAAAACAACGCTTCGGACCTTCAAGCGCGGGCCGTTCAAATCGATCCGCCCTTTGATCCGCGCATTGACTTCATTACGTGCGGCGTTGACGTTCAGAGCAACCGTATCGAAGTCGGCTTTCTCGCGCATATCATCGCGTCTAACGAGCGCTTCCTTTTGGATCGACTCGTGTTAAATGGCGATAGCTCGGCGGACCCCGTTTGGCGCGATCTACATCAAGTCCTAGGCCAGACTTTCGCGCTGAAAAACGGAAAGCTCTTACCGCTGTCCGCGACCTTTATAGATGCTTCGTTCAACACGCAACGCGTCGCCGAGTTTGTGTCCATTCAACGCCGAAGCCAGCGCCGCGTATGGGCGATCTTTGGCCGCCCTGGATGGGACAGGCCGACCGCGAAAGAAGGATCGAAAGTCAAAGGCCTGCTTCGCGGTCTCATCCTTGGCGTCGATAACCTGAAACTCGCGCTTATGAAGTCGCTGGCGCTACGCGAGCCTGGGCCGAATTATATTCACCTCCCGGCTCATTTGGACTCGGAAGCGTTCGACCAACTCACGAGCGAAAAGCTTGAAGTCAGATATGTGCGAGGCTTCCCGAAACATACTTGGGTGAAAGACCCGAATGTACGTAACGAACTTCTCGACATCCTAGTCTATGCGTCCGCCGCCGCGTCGCTCGTTTCCAAGCCGGCGAAGCCGCTCAACAGCAAACAACAAGAACCTTCAATCGCCGACATCGCGGCAAATCTCAACTCTCACAACGCACAAACAGGAGCATCACAAAATGGCCGTCTCAACTAACAAACCTGCCAGCAGACAACAGACCGTTGCCGAAGTCGCCGGGGCCGAACGGCTGCGCATTATGGGCATTCTCGAAAGCCCGGAAGGCCTGCGCAATCCCGACGCGGCGCGCAAGATCGCTTTGACGTCGAACATGTCGGTTGAACAGTCGCGCGATCTTCTCGCCGGCCTGCCGGCTGCAAATCCGTACCTCGCCGCGCTGGACCGCGAAGGCGCTGTCGGCATTTCCAGCGGCTTCGCTGGCGACGTGTTCGCCGCCGCCGATCCGAAGGAAGCGCGCAAAAAGGAACTCGCCGAGAACACCAGAAATTACGCCAAGGCGCAAGGTTACAAGTGATGGAAACCCTTTCCGACAACCTGCCGGACATTCCGAAGTTGCCCGCCGTCTCTGGCTCTTTCAACCTGCCGGCGCAAGCTTCTTTCACCGATGGAACGGATGGGCCGGGCCGCCCCCGGTTGGCTTGGGCGCGCTATGAGGGAAATTACGGATGGGGCTGGAACGCCATCAACGGTTCAATGTACTCGATTGGACCCGGCACAAGCCGGCATGATCGGGAGCGCGTCACCGCGTCCGCAATCGCGCATGATCTTGTTACCAGCAATCCCGTTCTGGCGGCGATTGTCGAGAACCTGGAAACCAACGGCGTAGGCACGGGCTTGACGCTTTCGAGCAAGCCTTGCGCCAAGACGTTGGGCATTTCCGACGAAGACGCGCGCAAGCTCTCGCACGACATTGAAACCGCCTGGAGCGCATGGGCGAACAACCCGCTTGAAGTCGATCAGGCGGGCCGCTTCAATCTTCACGAACTGGCGGGCGCTGCATATTATTCGGCGCTTCTGTCCGGCGAAATCGTCGCCGTCATGAACGCCTTGAAGTGCAAGGACGCGCGGACGCGGACGAAGGTTTGCCTGCTTGACGCGCGCCAGCTTGACGCGACGATCAGCGGACAGCGTGACGGACTTCACACCGTTCAAGGCGTGGCGTTCGACAATCGCGGGCGGCGCGTTGGCTATTACCTGCGCAACCTGCCGCTCGGCAATTTCATCCAACAGCCGCTAGCACAGTTCGTTCCGTCGCATACTTCATGGGGCCGCCCGAAGGTCTTTCACAAGTTCATGTTGAAGGACCCGCGCCAAGTGCGCGGCCTATCACCATTGGTCGCGGCTCTCACGCCGTCCCATGAGCGGGAAAGCCTTGCCGAATTTACCCTTGCAAACGCGATGCTGCAAACTCAGTTCGCTCTCACGATTGAGAGTGATTTACCTCCGCAAGCCGCCTTCGGCTCGCTTGAAGTCAATAACGATATGTCCGGCATGAACGGCTTTGTTCAGATGCGCGGCGATTGGTATTCACGTGCAAAAATTAGCCCGCAACCCGGAACATGCAACCATTTGGCCCCTGGCGACAAGCTGAAATTCAACAAGGTTGAAAATCCGAGCGCGACCTTTGAGAGCTTCGATAGGAGTTTGACGCGCAAGGCCGCACGGGCGGCAGGCGTTTCCTATTCCGACGTGTCCGGCGATTATTCTCAAACTTCATTCTCTGCCTCACGCATGGAAAGTGAAATGCCTTTCCGCACGACGATGAAGCGACGCGAAGCATTGATAGTGCCCTTCTACAAAACGGTTTTCGACTGCTGGCTAGAGGAAGCAATCGAGACGGGCGCGGTTGAATTGCCTGCCGGAGCGCCGCCGTTCTGGCAAGCGCGAGAGGCATATCTTCAATGCAAATTTTTGGGCTTGGGCCGCTTTTCCCCAGACCCTCTCAAAGCCGCCAATGCTGACATAGTGATGCTGGAAAATTCACTCGTTACACTTGAAGAGGTTCTTGCCGAGCGAGGCAAAGATTTTGAGGCGCACATTGCGCAAGTTGTCGCCGAGCGAAAAATCCTGGCGGCAAACGGGATCACCTACCCCGGCGCGGTCACAACACAAATGCGCGATGAAACGATTGAAGACGACAACGCGCCGTTGTCGGCACCTTCAAACGTTCCCGCGAAACGCGGGGGGCGAAAATGACAAAGCGCTATTTTCTATATGTCATCAAGCACGTCGCCAGCGGGACGAAGTACATTGGTCAAACGTTTAGGCCGCATCGCCGTTGGTGTGAACACAAGCAGTATGCGCGAAACGGCTCGAAGGTGCATCGCCACCTTTACGCGGCGATGCGCAAACACGGCATTGAAAACTTTGACTTCCGAATTGTAGGGCGATTCGAGCGCGACGCAATCGACGCGGCTGAAGCCGGCATGATAGCGGCTTGCCGCGAGATGGGCGACCGTCTTTACAACACCTCGCCGGGCGGCGGACGCGGCGACGTTGAAGCGGCCAATCGGGCGGGGGTAAAGAGGCTTGAAGAAATCAAGCTGAACGAGCCAACGCGATACGCTGAAATTCAGGCGAAGCGCGCCGCCGCATTCGCAAAAGTTAACGATGAACGAGGTGAAGATGGCAGGCGGGCGAATGCAAAAAATGCTTCCGCCGCGCTATCGCCTGAAGCGCGTACCGCGATCACCTGGACAAACAACTTTTTGCGCTCGCCGGAAGATTGGGCGCGCTGTTCAGAGGCTGTCGCCACGTCGAACCGTCGCCGTGCGCTGAATGACCCTGCCACCAAAGCAGCAGAGGCGCGTAAGCGTTTAGAAACTCTCGGACCTGCCGGCCTCGCCGCTATCGGCCGAAAATCGCAAGCAACGCTCGGACCTGAAGGCCGCGCGGCTAGGGCGAAGAAAGCCGCCATGACCGCCGCCGCGCGGTCCGTTGAAGACAAAGCCGCTACTCTGGCTAAGTGGCGCGCGGGAAACGCGGCACGACTCCACACGCCCGAACAGCAGGTTGAGGCGCGTCGGATAAAGAGCGCTAGGACTGTTGAGAGGCGAGAGCCCTTAGTTGTTCTCGGCTTCAGGTCCAACGCCGAAATGAACGCTTGGCTTGCTGGTTACAAGGCTCGCCGTTCGCAATCCTCTCAAGAAAAGGAACATGCCGATGTCTAACTTCAACCGCCCGCCGATGCGCGGCAATTGCTATCCCGCTTCGCAGCAACCGCCGCAGGAAATCGGCAATCAAGGCCAGTGCGCCGCCCTTCCCGCATTACGCGCCGCCCTCTACAGCGCCATGTGCGGAGGTCAAAACAAAGTCATTCGCGATCAAGACCGCTGGGTAGAAAAACATGCGCCCAACGTGAAAGAACTCAAGCAGGAGGTGCGCCGTCTGGAGATCATGTGCACCCCGAACCAGCGCCACCGCGCCGTTCGAGCGGGGCCTTATGTGCCACCGGGAAGTGTCGGGCCGGGCTTCGGTTTTCCGTTCGGCCAAGGCTGGCCTTGGTGAAAGGAGACAAGCCCATGACCAAGCACGCCTTCACCTTTCCCAACCACCGTTCGTCCAACCCTGGAGCGCGCCCGCTCGCCTTCACCTCGGACGGTCAATGGTTGAAGCCTGCCGACGCAACCGCCCAAGGTTACAAGCTCACTACCGAAGGCGAAGCGAAAGCCCTCGGCGTCTTTCGCGACCCCGGCACGATCCATGTTGAAACGACCGCGCCGACCGCCGCCGAGATCGCCAAGGCGCGAGCGATGAATACCGCGTTCGAACAGAGCAAAGCGACGCGCAAGGTTTCGACCACGCAAGCGCAGCGCGACGCCGAGATTGAAGCCAAGTTCGCCAAGCGCTTCGCCGACCGCGCCGCCTATCTAGAAACGCCTGCCGGGCGCGCCGAACTCGCCGCCGAACAGGCGCGCGTTGCGCAAGAGGTTTACGGCGAAACGGTCATGGGCCTGCCGGAAGCGCTTTGCCGACCGCGCACCGCGCTCAAGATCGCGGCGGCGCACAATGCAACGTCAATGCCGATAAGCAAGGCGAGGCTCTTTCTCGCCGGCCTGCCGGAAGAACCCAAGCCCGAACCCTCCACAATGAAAGCCGATCCGATGGCCGAAAAAACTTTGAAACGCAGAATTGAAATCCGCATGGCCGCTTTGAACCTTCAGGCGGACAACGGAAGCGAAGCGGCGCGCCGCGAGAGCAATGCTCTCGCCTACGCGCTCAAATTGAACAACGGCGGAACTGACCTCGCCGCCGCGCTGAAAATGAGCGGCGCGAACGTCGCCGCCTTCACCAACTGAAACCGGAGAACCTGAACATGTCTCGCACCGTGCAACTCAACAAGCCGCTCACGACTCACGCCGGCCAAACCGTCGCGCTCGAATTGAAGGAACCGACCGCGCGGAGTTTCTTCGAATATAACGAGCCGTTCAAAATTCTCATGAAAGACGGGCGCGTTGATTTCGATTACGACAACAAGGCGATGTTGGGCTTTCTCGCCGACATGAGCGGCGTGGACCAGATCATTTTGAAGGACCTCGCCGCGAAGGATTATCTCGCCGCCCGCACCGTCGCCACCGACCTTATTTTGGGCGTCGCAGGCGATGAAAACCCTATCGAACCGTAAGGCAATTGGTTGCGGTTCTGATGACGGATTTCCGCCAAGACGTTGGGACGTTGGAAAACATGCCGGTCCGCCGTTTGTTTTCCTACATTGCGGCCTTGGTGGACCTTCGCAAGTTCCGTGAAAACTAGCCTTGCGGGCAAACACTTTATCGAAAGCAGGCCATGTTCCACCTCTACTTGATAACCAACGCCGTAAATGGAAAGTTGTATGTCGGTCAGACTAACAGCCTCGCCGAGCGCTGGCGGCAACATAGGAATGATGCAAAAAACGGCGTTGGAAAAAACAGACCGCTGCCGAACGCCATTCGGAAATATGGCGTTGATAAGTTCGTCTTCACTCACGTTGAGACGTTCGCCACATTCGAGGAAGTGGACGCCGCAGAAATCGAAATGATTGCTCGGCTTGAGACGTTGTCTTCTCAAAATGGCTACAACATTTCGAAAGGCGGTAGAGGCAACGACGCTCGCGCCGCCGCGCGTTGGGGCGCGGCTGTTCGCTTCATCGAAAAGTTCACGTCCGACGAAAGGGAGCGCGAGCTTTTCGAAAAACACTCGGCGGCAATTCGCAAGCACATTGACCTGTTGTCGCCGGAAGAACGCAAGGCGCGCATGGCTCCAGCCCTCGCCGCCGTCACGACGGAACGCCGTTCCGAGATCATGACCAAGCGCAACGCCGAGACGGACAACGCTGCTATTAAAAAATGTCATGCTGCGCAGGACGCCAAGACAGAGAAAGAACGTTCAAAGATTGCGCAGGACCGTTGGGACAACGCCAACGACGAAACGCGCAAGCGGCATTCGGAAAGCCTTCAACTAGCGGCGGCTTTCCAGACCCCGGAATATCGCTCGGAAAAAATGAGGCGCGCGAACGCTGTTCGCACGCCCCGGAACGTGTCAACGACAATGAGACAGCCGGTTTGCTAATTTAAGCTTGGATTGCGAGCTTCTGGATCGGCGGGTTGATCCATACAGCGGTTGGCTTTTGTGG